CAAAGCGGAACAAATTTGTTCCGCAGAAATTCCTCAATAGCTCAGTCGGTAGAGCATGCGGCTGTTAACCGCAGGGTCGTTGGTTCGAGTCCAACTTGGGGAGCCATATTTGAGAAAAAAGTCCGAATATTCGGGCTTTTTTCTTTTATCCGGAGAAATTTGCAGCAGAGGTTTTCTTGCAACTTGCTTGACAAATTTCTGCTGTTTCGTTACAATAGAGATAATCAATTTCAAGAGAACGGAGGAAATCCAATGAAACAATGCATGGATGCAGACAACTTGCACCGCCGATTGAAGAAAATCATTGGTCAGGTACAGGCGATTGACCGTATGATTGATGAAGATGTGCCCTGTGAAGATGTCTTGGCACAGATTAACGCTGCAAAATCCGCCTTGCATGGCTGCGGTAAGGTTGTGTTAGAAGGACATATCAAGCATTGCGTGCGGGACGGGATTCAGCACGGCGATGCAGATAAAACCATTGAAAGCTTTACCAAAGCAGTCGAACGGTTTTCCAATATGGGCTAAGAATAAAAATACTGTCAGAAAAATTTCTGGCAGTATTTTTTTATTTTTCTCTTGACAAACCATACCCCCTATGGCATACTATACGCATACTAATACCCATATAGGTATAAAAATAGAGGAGGGGTTCGATGAAACGAATCATGGAAAAGTTGGAAACCCTGTTGGAATGGGGCGGTTTGAAAAAAGAAATCATCCTGCTGGTGATTTCCGGAATTTCCTTGCTGCTGAGCCTGTTTCACATTCCACTGCCGTTTTCGATTGCATGGGTTGCGATTATTTTGTGTGGTGTGCCGATTATTTTAGAAGCCATCATCGGGCTGGTCACAGCGTTTGACATCAAAGCCGATGTCCTTGTTTCTCTGGCACTGGTTGCATCTATCTGCATCGGGGAGCATTTTGCAGCCGGAGAAATCGCATTTATCATGCAGCTGGGGGCATTGCTAGAAGATTTGACCGTTGCAAAAGCCCGTGCAGGCATTGAAAAAGACAAATGTCGGGATTGCTATGGGTGGAATCGGCAGCGATATTGCCGTAGATGCCGCAGATATTGCTTTGGTCGATGATGAAGTGAAAGAACTGCCGCACTTGTTAGGGCTTTCCAAACGGATGATGGTGACCATCAAATGCAACCTCACCTTTTCCATGAGCCTGAACTTCTTGGCAATCATTTTTGCAATGACAGGCATTTTGAATCCAGTCGTAGGGGCTTTGGTACATAACGCAGGGTCTGTATTGGTTATTTTAAATTCTGCATGGCTGTTAAAATGGAAACGGAGGAACGAAAAGTGATTGTTTGTATCATTGGAATTTTAATTGGACTTTTGGTATTGGGAACAGGAATCTACTATCTGCATCAGGAAAAGCATGATTCTGAATCTCGGAAAATTTATACAATTGTCAGCGTTGTTGGGGCATTGTTGGCGGTTGGTGCAGCTGTTTGGCTGATTTTGGGATATTTGAGGTAAATACAAGCGACAAATCCAAAAAAAGCGTCTTTTTTTCATCGAAACTGGGTCGTACGACTTGCAAAAATGATGAAATTCCTGTATAATTGTTGGTATAACAAGAACAGAAGGGACGCTATTTTATGAACACACTCCTAACACTCGCATTTCTCTTTGCGGTGGGCAGTTTTCTGGGCTGGTGTCTGGAAGTTGTCTTTCGCCATTTTGTCACGCATAAGTGGATCAATCCAGGTTTTCTGATTGGACCTTATTTGCCGCTATACGGATTCAGTTTATGTATGCTGTATGCACTTGCACGATTAGAACCCTACATACCGATTCAGAATTATATTTTGAAAAAATTGGTGCTGTTTGTGATTATGGCGATTTGCATTACAGCGATTGAATATATTGCTGGTTTGATTTTCATCAAAGGCATGAACATCAAACTCTGGGATTATAGTGATCAGTGGGGCAACGTGCAAGGGATTATCTGCCCATTGTTTTCGTTTTTCTGGTTGCTGCTGAGTGCAACATATTATTTCTTCATTCACCCATATATTTTAAACAGTCTGGATTGGCTGGCACAGAACCTTGCTTTTTCCTTTATTATTGGATTTTTCTTCGGAATTTTTGTATTGGATTTGGTTTATTCGTTGCGACTGGTGCGGCGAATTCGATTGTTTGCAGCAGAACATCAGATTGTGGTACGATTGGAAGAACTCAAGGCGAACATTCTGGCGAGCAAAGAACGAAACGGCGAAAAGCGGCGGTTTTTGTTTGCATTTCGCTCAGGAATCCCGCTGAAAGAACATCTGGAACGGTATTTAGATACACCGAGTGTAAAGCAGCGGTTGAAAGACTTGCGGGAACGGATGCAGAAGAAAGAAAAGTAAATATTATTTGCAGAGGATTCTTCTAAAAATCAACAAGACAAAAGAAAAACGGAAAGCAGAATAAAACCAGCTTTCCGTTTTTTCTTTGATCGGATTGTAAATTTAAGGGAGAATCTGTTTTTGTAAAAATGCCTGACTGATAGCAGCAGCATCTTTCCGGCTGCAAATGGAATACCAAGAACACGTTCCGCAGATATGCGGAAAGACTTCTGTATGCAGAATCTGTTCTTGTACCTGTCGGCGAAAGGCGTTCCAGTCAAGTATGTCACTTTCTTGCGATCCACAGCTGTGGCAGCAGTGCAGACAAGTTGCACAAATAAAGAAAAACGGAAAGCAGAATGAAACTTGCTTTCCGTTTTTTCTTTGATCGGATTGTAAATTTAAGGAAGAATCTGTTTTTGTAAAAATGCCTGACTGATAGCAGCAGCATCTTTCCGGCTGCAAATGGAATACCAAGAACACGTTCCGCAGATATGCGGAAAGATTTCTGTATGCAGAATCTGTTCTTGTACCTGTTGGCGAAAGGCGTTCCAGTCAAGCACATCGCCTTCTCGAAGTCCGCAGCTGTTCAGAACTGCTCGGTCATACCGTTCTACTTGTTCTGCCGAAGAACAGCAGTCGTGGCAGCAGTGCGGACAAGCTGCACAAATACAGTCTGCTCCAACCGTCAACAAAATTTGTGGATTGTGCTGCTGAAAATGCAGCAGCGTTTTTGTCATATGTTCGGTGAAGTCGGCACTGTAACCATGTCCGCAAAAAAAGCTGGAACAAAGCCCATGATGGGGGCGGAGTTTATACGGCTGCATCTTTTTTTGTAGCAACGCTCTGATAAACGAACCGTTTTGGCAACCGCTTTGCAATGAGAATTGCCAGTGCAATCTTTACGCAGTCCGGCAGGATAAACGGGAATACACACCAGCCCAGAGCAGCCATCAGACCAATGGATTCCACCTTGCTGGTATAAACTTGAATGAACCAAACTGTTCCGAATGTATAGCAGACAATCAAACCAAGAGCCATTGCTGCAATCATAACCGGCAATTTTGTTCCGAGGAAATGCGTAATCAGCCAATAGAGCAGACCGGAGAACAGGAAACCTAAGATATAGCCGCCAGTCGTTCCGAATAGAACCCCGATACCGCCGGAGAAACCTGCAAATACAGGAACACCGATTGCACCGAGAGCGATGTAAATCAAGATGGAAATTGTTCCGTTTTTGCCGCCCAGAATGGCAAGTGCACTGAACACGGCAAAGGTCTGCATGGTAAAGGGTACAGTCAGCGGAATTTGAATTTGCGAGCACACTGCAATGATTGCAGCGAACAGAGCAATCTGACAAAGACTGCGGATGGAAGATGATGACATAAAATCAAACCTCATTTCGTAAACTTTTTATTTTATTTTTGGTTTACGAACAGTATAGCACACTTTTTTTCTGTTGTCAAGAAAAAATTGTAAAATTTTTAGAACTATGACTGCAAACAACGAGCCGCAGGCAATTGAAAAGTTTTTCGGTGCAGCAGTTTTTCAAAAATGCTGCCGAGGTGTGGGCGAGCAGCCCACGTTTGCGAAGCAAATTCAATTTTGCAGTCTGTTTTCCCTGCTGCAATTGCATTTTTTGAAACTTTCCAATTCAAACAAAGTTGAACAATGAGTATTAAGGTTATAAATTCGGACAAGGCAACGGGGCAATTGCAGCACGCTGGCAGGCAAAAGCAGGGGTGGAACCCCCTTTTGCCGGACGTTGAAAATCGTTTTACCTAAGAGTTATTTTTGCATTGTTTTATGCAAAATATTGTTCTTAGAAATACCACCTGAATCCGGTTCGGCAAGGCTGGGGCACATCCCCAGCTTGCCTTGGGAATCGCAATTGCCCCTGAAACCTTGTTCTATCATTATAGCCTTTTGATTTTTGAAGGCAATTGCGATTCTTTCGATCCTCTCTTAGATTTTTGTTGCAATTTATCATGCAGTTTGATTTGCTCCGCAAATGTGGGCTGCTCGCCCACACCTCGCCAACATTTTTGAAAAATTGTTGGATCAAAAAACTTTTGTTTTGCCTGCGGCATCTGATACATAACACATTTTGAAAAACAGAAACAGAAAAAGCCCTGATTTCAACAGTTGAAAGTCTGTTGGAATCAGGGCAAAAATGGAAAATAGTCGGTTAAGTCCCCTTCTGTTGAAACACATCCGAATAAAGCGAAATGGTTGTGGAAATGCCTGTCTGTGAGCCTTTCCAGACAATTGCAGAAATCCGAGCGTTTTCAATTTCATCTGTTA